GCCTACGACGCCGGCCTCGCCAGCATCGCCGGTCTGACGACCGCCGCGGACAAAATGATCTACACCACCGGATCGGACACTTACGCTGTGGCCACAATCACAGCGGCCGGCCGCGCCATCTTGGACGATGCCGATGCAGCCGCTCAGCAAGCCTCGTTGGGTCTTGGCAGCATCGCAACCCAAGCCTCGGATAGTGTCAGCATCACCGGCGGCAGCATCGCCGGAATCACCGACCTGGCAATAGCAGACGGCGGCACAGGCGCCAGTTCGGCCACGTCAGCCCTATCAAATTTGGGTGGCCTGCCCTTGGCCGGCGGAACAATGACCGGCCAGCTTGTTGTTCACAGCACCGGCATCCAATTCTCAGATTCAACCACTCTAACGACCGCGCCCACCGCCGGTGTGTCGGCGGGCAAAGCCATCGCGCTGGCGATGATTTTTGGAGGTTAAAAAATGTCCGCACCGAATATTGTCAACGTTTCGACGATTACAGCGAAGACGGCTAGTGCGGCTCTGGGTACGAGCGCGGCCAGCATCGTCAGCAACGCGGCTTCAAGCAACAAGGTGTTCAAGATTAACACCGCGCTGGTCAGTAACGTCGACGGCTCAAATAGCGCCGACGTGACGATCTACCTTAACGACGGCGCCAGCGGCGGCGGGTCTACGGATAGAGCCATCGTTTCGACCGTGCTTGTCCCATCGGACAGCACGCTGGTCGTCATCGACGGCAACAGCAAACTGTACCTGGAAGAGAACACCAGCATCACGGCGCTGGCCTCGGCGGCGGGCGATCTCGAAATTATCATTAGCTACGAAGAGATCAGCTAAAATGCCGCGTTTTATTGGTAACGTCGATCCAACTGCCTCGCCTGTTAACTACAAATCTGTTTTCGACCTGCGGGCTCAATATCAAGAAAGAGCCGAGGACAACTGGCCGACCGGTGCGGTCGATGTAGAGATCAAAACGTGGGGCGCTGGAGGCGGGGGCGGATATTGGGGAGGCGGCTCATCCGGCAGCGGCGGTGCCGGCGGGTTCTGTAAAGGCACGGCCAGCCTCGCGGCTGGTACAACTCTTTACATCGTCGTTGGGTCTGCTGGCGCAGTTGCAACCTCAAACAACCAAGGCTCGCAAGCCGCGAGTGCAGGCGGCAACGGCTCGGCAGGTTATTATTCAAATGGCCATGCGGGCGGCATCGGCGGCGGTTATAGCGGCGTGTTCACCGGCTCATCTACTTCTGATGTGTCACAAGCGAACGCCTTGGTGATTGCCGGGGGCGGCGGCGGAGCGTCGTCATATGATCGGTCTGGTGAAGACGAATCTGGGGGCGGCGGTGGCGGGACCACAGGCGGCGCTGGCGTAAACTCTCCTAACGGTGGAGGCGGAGGAACCCAATCGGCTGGTGGTAGCTCCGCAGACGGCACTGCCGGCACGGCCCTCAAGGGCGGAAACGTTGCTACCTCGGAAAGCAACCAGATGGGGGCCGGCGGCGGAGGAGGCGGATATTATGGCGGGGGTGCCGGCTCTATCACCGGGTCAAGTGGCAGTGAAGAAAGTGGAGGTGGAGGCGGTGGCAGCGGCTACGTCAAATCTGGCCTGACCAACACCGCTAACCTGGCCGGCAACAACGGCGTCGCGGGTTCAACGACTGGCCAGATTACTGCAATACACAGCACAGCTAGTTCTGACTCCAACTACACCGGCAGCTATGGCAAGGGCGGTGGCTTCAACAGCGCCGGCAATCAGGGATACGTCGTCATTATCGACGGCGCTGGCGCCAACACCTTCACGAGTTCTCAGTCTTACACAATAAGGTGACATCGATGGTTATGTATTCGAACGCCGGCGCCTATCCGGTGCCGGCGCTGCCCTTTCGCGTCAGGCGAATCAATGGTCTCACCTACACGGCTGAGGCGGTCTACGAACGCCTGTCGGACGAGACCAACCCTTGGGTCGAGGTTAGCGACCCGCCGGCCTACGACGCAAGCACGCACACCTTGAGCTGGAACGGCGCCGACTGGGTTGTCTCCGAGATCGTGAGGCAAGAGCCAGAAGCCAGTGAATTTCTGTGGTCCGCCACAACAGTTTTTGCAAGCGGCCCTGACGAAATCGCCGGCGCCGCAACCGGCGACGCCGTGTTGGCCGGCGGTGAAACACCAGACGGAGTTTAGACCATGCCATCGACGGCAAGCGCCAGCCTTCAACTAGAACTTATTGCCACCGGCGAGGCGAGTGGCACCTGGGGCGAAAAGACGTCTGGTAACCTGCAGATCCTCGAGGACGCAATCGCCGGCACTGAAGCGATCACGTTGTCGTCGAGCGACGTCACGTTGACAGACGTCCAATTCACCTTTGGCCAGCAATCTCACGCGGCAGTCCTGAGCCTAAGCGGCACCCTGGGCGCGAACGTCAACGTGATAGTGCCGACCAGGTCGAAGCGTTACCTGGTAAAAAACGGCTGCTCAGGTGACTACACAGTCACCGTGAAGACCGGAAGCGGAACGGGCGCGATCGTTGACCAGGGATTGACGACAGCCGTGCGGTGCGATGGCACCAACGTCGTCCGCGAAGATGGCAGCCGCCGCGCGGCCTTCTATGAAGGCACGATCTCGGTCAGCGCAGGAGTCACGACGAACGTCACCTTTAGCTCATCAAATCGCGTCCATGACGAGCATGGCCTGATCAACACCTCGAACAATCGTTTCGAAGCACCGGCCGATGGCAAGCTGGCGCTGGTTGTTTTTAACTTTGTCGGCGTGATGACCAGCACCAACACCGTCGGCGGCGCGGTCCAGCAAAACGGCACAAGTTATGCCGGCTCCTCAAACCCGCCAGCGGCTTGGGGCGATCAAGGCGAAGATCCTGACGGAAACGGAAAGCGCGGCACGGTGACCTTCTTAACCCCCATCACGAGCGGCGATTATTTCGACTTCAAGCTCTACACCTCAGAGACAAAGACAATCTCATTTTCGGTTTACGTGGAGATCGTGCGATGACCGCGGTTCTGCAGATAAAAACCTCTTGGAATCTACCCGATATTATCCGCGCTGCCGGCCAAGACATCAAATCAGCCTACGTCACAGATTGCTATCTGTACCTGCCTGACGTCAGCCAGGTCGACGCTGACGCTGCCTTGGCCAGTTATGACGACGCAGCGAGCCAGGAAGCTAAGCAGTGGGCAATCGTTCGCGATCAGCGCAACGCCATGCTGGATGCTAGTGACTGGACGCAGATGTCGGACAATGGAATGTCCAGCGCGGTGCGTGCTGCTTGGATAGATTACCGACAAGCCCTGCGGGATATTACCACGCAGACCTTGCCGGTGACTTGGCCGTCGGAGCCCACCTAATGGTTTACACCGCCGTTTCCCCGCGGGCAGGTATTTTCGCAGATCAAGCGCCTGCCGACGCGGCTGGCTTCTACGTCGCCGGCAGCAACGTGCGGTTCGTGCAAGGTCGGGCCGAGACCATTGGCGGGTTTATCAAGCACACGACCGACACGACGAATGGCATCGCGCGAGCTATCACATCCTGGGCGCAGATCGACGGGCAGATTGACACCGCTATTGCCAGCGCGACGGCGATCGAGATCGGGCAGGGCGGTCAATTCGCAGACATTACGCCGTTACGGTCGACCGGCAGCTTGTCGTCACCGTTCACGACGAATAACGGGTCGACGACGGTGACCGTGGCACACACCAGTCACGGCGCCATCACCGGCGACCGGGTTATCTTTGCCAGCTCGTCGGCCGTCAACGGGCTGACCCTCGATGGCGAGTTCACGATCACGAAGATCGACGACAACAGCTATACGATCACATCCAGCAGCGCCGCGAGCGGGTCNGGCTCTGGCGGTGGCTCGCCGAGTTATCAATATCTCCTGTCGGTCGGCCAGGTTGATTCGACCTTTCAATATGGCTGGGGCGTCGGCACCTGGGGGGAGTCGACATGGAACACAGCGCGACCAGCGTCTGACACGGTGTTGAACGCGCGCACCTGGTCGCTGGCGCCGTATGGCGAAGACCTGCTTGCATTACATAACGACAGCGGCGTCATTTACTTCTGGGACGCGACAAACGGCACGACAACACGCGCGGCAGCCCTGGCCAACGCGCCGACTGCGAACCTGCTGGTGGTCTCGCCAGAGAGCCGGCACATCGTCACGTTTGGCGCTGGCGGCGATCCCCTAAAAGTCCAATGGTGCGCCCAGGATGCGATCACCACCTGGACGCCGGCAGCGACCAACGACGCGGGCGACCAGCGCCTGATTGACGGCAGCGAGATCCGNGCGGCTATCCAGAGCCGCGGCGCCATCCTGGTGCTGACCGACACCGCGGTGTACGAGATGACCTACGTCGGTGGAGAGTATGTGTTTCGCTTTCGCCGGATCGGCGCCACCGGGCCGATCTGCGGGCCGGCGGCGATCGCTGAACGTGACGGCTTGGTCGCGTGGATGACCACCGAGGGGTTCTACGCCTACGACGGCCGCCTGCGTCAACTGTCGTGTCCGGTGCGGCGCGCAGTCTTCGACGACATCAACCTCATCCAGCGGGTCAAGATCAATGCAGGCATCAACTCCGAATATGGCGAGATTTGGTGGTCATATCCGTCGGCCAGCAGCAACGAGCCCGACAAGGTCGTCGTCTGGGCATATAGCCAAGGGGCAGATGTCTGGTGGCTCAGCGACGATCTTGGCCGCACAGCCTGGGACGCAGCTGGTGTGATTTCGCAGCCGCTGGCGACGGCCAGCAATAATTTAATCTACGAACACGAAAACGGCACCTCGGCCGATGGCTCTGCCCTCGCAACCTTTATTGAGACTGGTGACACCGACATCGAGGGCGGCAACGAACTTTACAATATCAGCGATTGCATACCTGACCTCGACATCACCGGCGCAGATGCCGACAACAAAATCAGCCTGACGCTCAAGTCGCGCCTTTATCCGCTCAGCAGTCAGGCGGCCAATGGGCCGCATGAAATCGGCGCTGACACCACCAAGGTCTCGGTAAGATCGACTGGCCGGCAGATCGCCTACCGCCTGTCCAGCACATCGACAGCGCTATTCTGGCGCGCCGGCAAGCAGCGGTTCGATGTTGAACTGTCAGGCGGCCAGCGATGAGCCGCTTACCTCAGGCGCCCGGCGAATATGACCCAGGGGCGTTTAATCAGCTTATTGCTGACCTCGAAAGAGCGGCCGCCAACAGCGCCGGCACCGCCGCCAGAAACTTTACGCCGACCAACAGCACAAAGCGGCGGTCGTTTGACAGCTCCACCGTCACCCTGGCCGAGCTGGCGCAGGTTGTGGCAACGCTTATCGACGACCTGGGCGACACCGAGTGATCGCATCTGACACTTGGGCGATCGCGGCGCCCATGCTGGAAAAGGCGCTCGAACATCAAGACACGCACGACCTCGAAGACGTGAAGCAGGCTCTGGATGAGGGGGCGGCTCAACTCTGGTGCGGCTGGAAATCCTGCGTGGTCACCGAGATCGTCGATTATCCGAAATACAAGGCCTGTCGCATTTGGCTCGCCGCTGGCGATAAATCGGAGCTGACAGAAAGGATGCTCTGCGACATTGAGGCGTGGGCCAAGGGTGGCAATTGTTGTAAAATAGAAATAGTCGGCCGGCGCGGCTGGCTGCGTGTGTTGACTGACTTTCGTCAGCCTCACACAGTTTTGGAGAAGAATCTATGAGTAAAGGCGGCGGCTCTCGCACAGTAACCAGCAGCTCGCGAATCTTGCCAGAATATGAGCGCTTTGCTAACGAAAACTTGACTCTTGCTGGCACGATCGCAAACCAACCCTTCGTTCCATTTCAAGGGCAAAGACTAGCGGACGTCAGCCAAGACGAGCTCGATGCGGCGCAGTTCATCAGAGCCATGCCTGGCCGGTTTGGCGGTTTGGGCGGCGGTATCGCGCGTCGTGTAGACCAGGCCGAGGCGCCTATGATCTCGGTCGGCGACATCACGGCCAACACTGAAGCCTTTATGAACCCGTACACCAGCCAGGTCATCGACACCACGCTGGCCGACCTCGATCGAGCAAACCAGATGGCACTCAACCGGGTTGGCACTGCGGCGGTGGGCGCTGGATCATTTGGGGGCAGCCGACAGGGGATAGCCGAGGCTGAAACCAACCGGGCGTTCGCCGACCAGGCTGCCCGCACCGCGGCGCAGCTCCGCGCCACTGGCTTCAACCAGGCGCAGTCGGCTGCGCAGGATCTGGCGATGCGTAACCAGGCGTCGCAGGCGGCGCAGCTCGGCCGGCAGCTCCAGGCGGCCGACGCCTTGAGGCGCGCGTCTCTTGGAAAGGCTGAGCGTGACCTGGCCTTCGCCCAGGCGCAGCAGAACCTCGGGCTCGGCATTCGCGATCGCGAACAGCAGGCGCTTGATCTGGCCTACGGCGACTTCTTGGAGCAACGCGGCTTCCCGCTGCGACAGCTTGCAATTCGTCAGAGCGGACTCTCAGGAACTCCAGTCGGCCAGCTTGCTCAGATCCCGGTGCGTCGATCGCCGCTTAATTTTGGCAGTTTTCTAGGCGGCTTCGGCAGCTTGTTGCAAGGCGCCAGCGCTTTGGGGGCAGTCTGATGGCTTTATTGAGAACCCGCGGCGGCGGCTTGTTGGCCACCGGTCCTGACGCCGTGCGCGCCAATGCGATGCGGCAACAGCAGATGGCACTGCAGGCAGCAGCCGCGCCAAGGGTCATCAGCGCGCCGCGGCCGATCCTCGAGGAAAACCCGCTCAACACGATCGGCACCGGCCTGGCAAGTCTCGGCAAGTCATTGACGGCAACCGCCGGCCTTCGCCGTGAGCAGGCCGCGCGCCAGGCGCTGGAGGCGGCCGGCGCAGATCCGTCGGCGCAGCTCGCTGTCCAGCGACAGTTCCCTGACACGAAGGCTGGTCAATCGGCCGGTGCTATGGCCGGTAACGCTTTAAATCTGCAAATGCGGCGACGAGCAGCAGAACTCGATTTCCAGCGATTTGAGGAACAAAAAAGAGCGCAAACGGTCAGCGAAGAAAACGAAGCACGGAGGATCGATTTAGCGGCGAGTCGTGCTGAGACGGAAAGAGCTTTGGGGTTTGGTAGACTGGGGATCGCCCAAGATGCATTTGAATTAGATAAAGCAAAATTTGGTCTGCAAGAAAAAGACGCCCTTACCAAAACAAACCTCCGCAAAAGGCGACAAGAGGCAATAGATAGGGCTGCCGAGGCGCTGCGCCAAAACGACATGCCANGTTATCGGGCCGCGCTGTTGGAGTCTGGTGACCCTGATTTAGTAGGCAAGGTCGTGGGAATTATTTCCAAAGGGAATGACGTTCCGCTGAAGGCGCGCCAATTGTTAGGAGAAGAGGTTCTGAATTTCTCTCAAGCTCAAAAAACAATTTCTGAGGTTGACGAGCTGGTTGGCATGATCGAAAGAGGCGACCTTAAATATAATATGTTCCGCATTGCTGAGGGCAACATTTTTGACCTCACCGGCCTCGGCCGCGGGGACCGCAGCAGGCAAAACAGCCTGGCCCTGCAGCGACTGAAGCGGTTCCGCATCCAGTATGTCAACGCTCAGCTCCGATTGAATAAAGGCGTCCAGACTGAAGGTGATGCCCGACGGATGTTTGACGAGCTATTGACCGCGCCGTCGAATAGAGCGCTCTCAGCAAAGCTCAAGGAGCTTAGGGGTCGAATGGCGGGCTATCGAGAAACCGCACGGAAAAAGGCTGACATTTACATTGGAGGCTACTCAGGTTTGAGCGGGTACAGCAACCTGTTCGACATCCCCGGCACAACTCCCGCTGCCCCCGCTGTCCCCGCTTTCGGTAACCCGCGAGATGGATCATGAGACTAGATGTAGAGGGCTACGGCACGATTGAAATTGACGACCTGACGGCCGCAGAGTTTCGCGCACTGTCGCCAGACGAGCAGCGTCGGCGAGTAGGGCAGGCGCTCAGTGAACTCGACCAGGAAGCCGCACCTGCCGCAGGTCAGGCGGCTCCGGCCTTGTCGCCGGATCAACAATACAGTGACTTCGGCGCTGGTTTCCGCACCCTGATGCAAGGCCTAACGTTTGGCTTTGGTGATGAGGTCGAGGCGCTCGTCCGATCTACCTTGACGCAAGAGACCTACACAGACGCGCGTGACGAGATCCGCGCCAACCTCGACAGGTTTCGCGACGAAAATCCTGTCACAGCTTTAGGTTTGGAAGTCGCCGGCGGGCTCGCAGTTCCGTTTGGCGGTATCCCGCTGGCCGCGGCTCGCGCCGGCACTCGCGCGGCGCAGCTTGCTAGAGCAGCGACGCAAGCGCAAACAATACCGGGGCAGATCGCGAGGGGCGCAGCCGCAGGTACAGCGTCGGGCGCCGTGGCTGGGCTCGGCGCTTCTGAAGCGGAGCTGGCGGCTGGAGATGCTGAGATTGGACAGGCGGCCCTTGACGCTGGCGCTGGCGCACTTGTCGGCGGTGCGTTGGGGACCGCGGTGCCGGCTGCCGTNGCGTTGACCGGGCGCGGCGTCAGACAGGTTCGCGACCGATTAGGCTTTGGCGACACGACCGGCTTTGCCAATCGGAAAATTCTGCAGGCGCTTGAGCGTGAGGGCATGACGCCAGAGCAGGCGCAAGCGCGTCTCCAACAAATGCGCGCCGACGGCATCGATGATGCAACCATCGCCGACCTTGGAGCTGCACCGCGCGACATAACTTATAGTGCCAGAGCGGTGCCAAGCGAGCGCAAGACAGAGGCTGCAGAGTTCCTCGACCGCCGTTTTCGCGGCCAGGCAGGCGCAGTCTCCCGCACGGTAGCGGACGACCTGCTGCCCGGCGTAGAAGACAAGCTCGCTTTCATCGAGGACTTAGCTGAAATGCAAAGTCTCGCGGCACAGAGGGCCTATCCACAGGCTTATGAAAAAGCTCTGCCGCGCGATGTGTTCAAAAAATTCTATGAATCTGATGTCTTTGAGGACGCCTACAATCGAGCCAAACAAATCATCGACATCGAGGATGCTCTGGATGGCGACGGCGTCAAGCTGCTNAGCCTTGATGACTTTAAAGCGCAAGAAGTCATCCCCACGCGACAGTTGCACCTGATCAAGCGCGGGCTGGATCAAATTGTAGATGCGTCCAGAGAGGGCGGCCGGCCCACTGGACTTACCCGTGCAGTCGCGGGCCTTCGTAAAGACTTCAACGACCGCATCAAGGCGCTCAATCCAGAGTATAAAAAAGCGAACGCCGATTTCGCAGACTTTGAGGCGCTCAAAGAGGTCTATGACAGCGGCGAGAAATTTTTCTCGATGTCGTTGCGCGATT